GCAGTTAGGGTATTTGACTTTACTCCTATACAGATTGCCAGATTGAAAACATTTGATTATCTTATTACAAGTTTGCCTGAAAAAACTGATACGATGGGTTCTGATATTATCATTGTAGAATTTGATGAAAAATCAATAGAGAAATTTGGTCAGTGGCCATTTGATAGAAAAGACATAGCGAAAGTTATAGATAAATTAAATGAGAAGGGAGCAGGATTAATTGTTGCTCCAATATTATTTTCTGAAAAAGATAGAATGGGAGGTGATGATGTTCTGGCTAGATCGATTGACCAAGGAGGAATGGTCTTATCTCAAACAGCAACAATCCAAAGTAATAAGCCTGATGCTGTCCGCAGGGGGTTTAGTTCTATTGGCCCTGTTGATCCTATTAATTATGTATACTCATGGAGTGGTGGATTACCACCTATTAAAATCTTGGCAGACGCTGCTAAAGGAGTCGGAACAGTCGCCGTATCTAGTGAACTTGATGGTGTTGTCCGCCGTCTCCCTTTACTTTCTCGTATATCAGGTAATCTTTATCCATCTCTTGTTCTGGAAACGATCCGTGTTGCTGCGGGCGATCCGAGTTATCAGATTAAAACTTCGGAGGCTGGCATAGAGTTTGTTCGTGTTCCAAAATATCCTCCAATAGCAACAGATAAAAATGGTGCTGTATGGTTGACATGGAATACAAAATTTGATAGAATAAGTGCTGTAGATATTGACGAAAGAGTAAACGGTAAGATTGTTATTCTTGGATTAGCAATTGAAGGCGTTGGTGGTATTGTTGCTACTCCTAATGGCTCTATCTGGGCTAATGATATTCATGCTCATGCTTTACAGACATTGCTTGATGGAACATCGATACAAAGATTAGCATATAGCGATGCTCTGGAAATTCTTGCGCTTGTTATATTATTGATTGTTCTTATTATTGTTGTTCCTAGAACCTCAGTCAAATGGACTGTTCCAGTTTATGGATTGTTTATTGGAGGCGTTGGATATTTCTGCTATTATATGTTCTTTACCAATTCACAGTTATGGGATGGATCATATATCGCATTTGCTGGAACGTTTTGTTTTGGCCAGTTAGTATTTAATAACTTTGCTCGTGAGTTTAGACTTAAGCAGCAAATCAAAAAACAGTTTAGCACTTATCTATCACCAGATATGGTTGCTGAACTTCAGAAGAATCCAGACTTATTAAAACTTGGAGGTGAGACCAGAGACTTGACAATAATGTTTACTGATGTTCGTGGCTTTACTGCGATATCAGAACATTATGGAGAAAATGTTCAAGGGTTAACGCAGATTATGAATAGATATATGACTGCGATGACCAAGAACATTTTATTGAACAATGGAACACTGGATAAATATATTGGCGATGCTCAGATGGCTTTTTGGAATGCGCCGCTTGATAATACCAATCACGCCAAACACGCTGTGAAAACTGCTTTGGAGATGTTAAATGATCTTGACAAGTTCAACGAAGAAGTTGCTAAGGAAGGCGTACCCGCATTTGGGATGGGGATTGGCATTAATTCTGGTCCTGTCGTGGTGGGGAATATGGGATCTACGCAGCGTTTTGATTATACTTGTCTGGGCGATAATGTTAATCTGGCCTCGCGTCTGGAGGGGCAATCAAAAGCATATGGAGTAAAACTAATTCTCGGTGAGAATACTGCTGAAAAAGTGAAAGATGAATATAAGTTAGCAGAATTGGATATAATCGCAGTCAAAGGTAAAACCAAAGGAACAAGGATATATACTGTCATGTTTGATAATTATGAAAAAGATTCTGATAATCATGTAGAGTTTCTAAATCTTTATAGAGAGCAAAAGTGGGACGAAGCACTTGAACATATTGAAAAACTCCGAGGCAATCAACTTGATGAATACTATCAAATTATGCGTGAGAGAATTAATGAACTAAAGAAGAAGCCCAAGGTAAAGAATTGGGATGGCGTTTACAAAGCAACGTCAAAGTGATCACAATGTTAAAATTTACAAACGCAGTAGGAGGGCGCGAAGGTGATCCTCTTTACATCAATAAAGAATGGATTGTATCCGTTTATGAATTCTCAAAGGTTCCAGGGGGATCACTTGTAACAGGAATTTATGGTGGACCTCAGGGCAGTTTATGGGAAGTTTCTGAAAGCATTTCAGAAGTTATAAAGATTATTAATTCATAATTATTTGATATTTTTCTTATCTTTATCCTTAAGCATTAGAACGATATTGACTTTCTGCGTCAGTCTGATTAGATCGTTATCTAACATTCTAATGCGATCAATAAGAGCGATAAGAACTGTATTGGCTTCTGATAGAACTGGCTTGACTTCTTTTGTGGCCCATGTCCAAACATAGTACACAAAATATCCAAGGCCAACTGCTGCGACAATAGGGAATCCGTATTTACTGATTAGTTGTGCTATTTCCATTTTTAATCTTTCTTAAAACTACTCTATCGTTGACTGTTGTAATAACAAAATGATCGCCATCAGCAAAAGGTAAAGAAGATTTCCCTCTATGCCTTGAATTTAAAAGAGCAAAGTTTTCGTCAAACAAAATACCGTTTTCTGTGATATCCCAATTAAATCCATCAAAGATCATTTTTAATCTTTTCTTGCGTCGTCTTTACCGTCTGCTCTGGCAATTCTATCTGTATCAGGCTTTACGCCAAGAGCATTACTAACTATAGTATCAATACGAATAACATCATGGTTCATAGTTTTGACACGATTATCAAGAGCCATAATAATACCAGAAAGACCCTTGACAGAACTCATGACGCCTGCTAATATAAATTTCATTGTAAGGAACACAAAATAGCCACCAGCACATGCGGCCGCTATAGGGAATCCAACATCTGCGATTAATTTAAAGGCAAATCCTATGTCCATACGAAATCTCCTCTTTACATTATTTATGACTTTTGCGTGTTTTGATACAGCAACCGCACAATGTATTACTCAAAGAACGATTGAAATAAAGACTAGAGATTATCCTTTAGTTGGTAAAACACAATATAAACAAACATTACCATTGAATAAGAAAGAAATCGTTCTAACTTTCGATGACGGTCCAAACATAAATACAACAGAAATGGTTCTCAATACATTAAACAAGTTCTGTCTAAAGGCCACATTCTTTGTTGTTGGCAGGATGGTTGAATCAAATCCAAAAATATTTAAAAAAATTATTGATAATGGTCATAGCATTGGTAATCATAGTTATAGCCATCCTATGCCATTTAATAAATTGAAATTTGTCGATCAATATGTTGAAGTTGAAAACGGCAATTATACTATTCACAGAGCAGGCGGCGATATATCAACAAAGTTATTTCGTTTTCCAGGATTAGGCAGAACAGCAGAAGCAGAACATCATCTTAATTCGCGTGACATTTCCGTTTGGTCTGTTGACATTGAAACCAAAGATTATATGTTCTCACATTTAAATCCTGATACTGCTATGAAAAATATGATTGCTGTTATGGAAGCAAGTCTTAACCATAATGATAGAGGAATGCTTCTAATGCATGATATCCATAAAAATTCGGCATTAGCACTTGACTTTATCATTCGGAAATTATATAATGATGGATACTCGTTCGTTCACATAAAGGCAAACTAAAATGGACTCTCTTTATAAAATGTTTGATACGCTTCACATGATTGAACTGGCATTCTCTATAGGATTTGGTATTTTTATGGTTGCCGTATTCATGTATGCTGTTATGCCGTCTAAGTGATTGAAATGTCTATATGATTTTGTATTGACATGTTCGTATATTCCTGATATAATTTTTATATAGAATGGAGAAACGAAATGTCTGTATGGAGTGACTTGCTAATTGAAACGGAAAATCTTGTCTTTGATGCCCTTGAACTTGGCGCAAAGACTAATGAGGACGTTCTTGCTTATGTAATGATGAATAGTTCTTATCATGTTGATGAGAACTTGATTACAAGTGTCGTCAATAAAACTATGTCGTATCTTACTGGAGACTACTATGAATACCATTCAACTGTTCACTGAATCTAACTGGTTCATCGACCTGTTTTTTCAAATCATCAAGATTTCTTTCTAACACGCAGGAGAAATAAATGCGTAAACTTCTAATCGCCTTTTCTGTTCTTGCTCTAACATCAACGGCAGTTTCAGCGCAGCATCGTCATCATGTTGCTCCTCGATACCATCATGGTCACAGTCATGGTATTAGCCCATGGGTTGCTGGTGCTGTTGGTCTTGGCATTCTTGGTGCAGGTGTTGCAGCAGGAACATACTATTATGATCGTCGTTGCTGGCGTGAGCATGTCGGTTATGATCAGTGGGGCCGCGCTCTTTATCAGAGAGTTTGTAACTACTAAATACACTTGAATGCCAACTTATACTTTTATAAACAGTGATACTGGCGAAACTTTCACTCAGCTAATGATGATTAGCGAGATGGAAGACTTTCTACAAAAAAATCCCAATATCAAAACAGTTCCCGCCGCTCCGCAGATTGTATCTGGTGTAATGTCAGGCCGTAATAAGCCTGACAATACATTTCGTGATATGTTAAAGTCTATTAAAAAGAACAATCGCGGATCAAAGATTAACACATTTTAAGGAGAATAATATCAGACCAAAAAACTCTTGCTTTAGATCATGTAAAAAAATAACCCATTTTAGGAGAAATACCAACATGATTTATCATACTTCTTCAAATCAACTTGACGACCAATGTTTGACAAAAGCAGAAAGAAGACTGCTCCGTAAAAAAGCAAAGCAAGCGAAAATTGAAAAACGATTATTGGCTGATACTCCTATTCTTACAAAAATAAATCCGAGAACAAAAGCGCAAGAAGAAGTTTTTACGAGTTTCTATAAAGACAGAAATCTTATTCTTCATGGATGTGCTGGAACTGGTAAAACTTTTATAGCGTTATATCTCGCACTTGATTCCGTACTAACTGGAGATAGTCCAAAACCAATTGTGATTATCCGTTCTGTTGTTCCAACTCGTGATATTGGATTTCTTCCAGGAAGTGATAAGCAAAAGTCAGAGGTCTATGAAGCTCCGTATAATGGAATATGTCATGAACTTGTGGAAAATAAACATCAAGCATATCAATGGTTAAAGGCACACAATTATATCCAATTTTCTATAACTTCTTTCCTAAGAGGGTTGACATTTAGAGATAACATTATTATAATAGATGAATGTCAGAATATGTCCGATCATGAAATCAATACCATTATGACTCGTGTTGGTGAAGGATGTCGTGTTATATTCTGTGGAGATTTTACACAAAAGGATTATACAAGAGAAGGATCTGGAATGCCAAATCTGCTCAGTATAGCGAAGAATATGAAATCGTTTGATGTTGTAAAGTTTGATAAGAATGATATCGTGAGATCGGGATTCGTTCGTGATTATCTTATGACGCGAATTGACCTCGAGGAAAGAGGAGTCCTTGTTTAATATCGCGCATGACATAAAATTTCCTGAAGTTGATCAAATCAACGAAGACTCTGGAAGAAAATACAAAACACGGGAGGGTAATATTTACCCTTCCGTTACAACTATTCTTGGTGCTAATCCCATCAAGAAAGCATATATAAGAAAGTGGCGAGAAAAGATTGGTGAAGAAAAAGCCAATGCGATCAGTAAACACGCCACGACCCGTGGTTCTACAGTCCATAAGATAATGGAACAGTATGTTGATGGCGAGACTATTGATGAATCTGTTATGATGCCGTTAACAAAGTTCTATTATAATACATTCAAAAAGAATTTGAATGAGAATATGGATTTGATTTACTGCCGCGAACAGAGAATGTATTCAGATATTCTTAGATTGGCAGGGCAAGCAGATTTGATTGGTCGATGGAAGGGTGAAGCTGCTGTTATTGACTTTAAGACTTCGACCAAAAGAAAAACAAAAAGTCAGATTGAAGATTATTTTGTTCAAGCTGCTGCGTATTCTATAATGTTTGAAGAACATCAAAATATTGTTACGAGAAAAATTATTGTTTTGATTGGATCAGATGACGGAGATTTTAGTATCTTTGAAGAAGATCGAAATAAATATGTCGATAAATTAATTAAAGCACGAGATTATTACGAATCAATTTCTAAAAAATAATAAGGAGAATATTATGGCTGACAAACCATCTAAGGCTGCAATCGATCTAATCGTTGAGTCGGAAGTTACCTCAAAGGGTTATTATGAGAAGCACTATCGCAAGCCAGAATGGCCAGGCGGTGCATCTGGTGTTACAATCGCAGTTGGATATGATCTTGGATTTGCCAACGAGGCTAAGCTCCGCAACGATTGGACAGGTAAGATCGATGATGATATGATCGACGCTCTAATCAAGTATGCTGGTCTTACTGGCGAACATGCTCATGCCAAGCTCGCTGAGGCTCGTGAAGAGATTGATATTCCATGGGAAGCAGCATATGATGTGTTTGAGAACATCGACATGCCAGACTGGTCAGCGAAGGTCAAGAAGGCTCTTCCAAATACAGACAAGCTTTCTGAGGATTCATTTGGCGCTCTTGTATCACTTGCATATAATCGCGGCGCGTCTTTCTCTAAGGATGGTGATCGCTATAAGGAAATGCGTGAGATCAAGGAAAATATGGCCAATGAAACATTCGACCAGATTCCAGATTGCTTCCGTGAGATGAAGCGTCTATGGCCAAATATGCGTGGACTTGTTGATCGACGTGAAGCTGAAGCCAAGCTATTTGAGGCTGGCCTAGAAAACGCTTGACATTTATATCAAGATATGCTATAAATATATTTGTAGTCGATGAAGCTTATAATATGTATTCAGGACGCGGGGGCGGTACCCGCCGTCTCCACCAAAGACCAGTCTACACTCTGGCAATGTTATACCGTTGGTATATTAGCTTTATGCCGTTGATGGAGTCTAAACTAAATGGGCTGGTTTTTGGCGGGGACGAAATAGGATCGACTGGTACGGAAGGTAAAGTGGAGACTACGGTGTGGCTACCTAAAGGCCAATCGTACAACTGCCAACGATAATCAAAAGGCATATGCACTAGCCGCTTAAGGCTAGTCGGGGTTCGGGAACACCTGGCAACAGAAGTTCCCACTAAATACTACTGGCGGATCCACATGATTACTTCCGCCTCCGCTGAAGCGAAACGTGGAATGGGCTGCTCTCACGGGGTTCGAAGGGAACCTGACACAAAAATCCCTTCACTTACTTAGAAAGGAAAGAAAAATGCTATCGTTCATTACTACTACAACCGTTATTGCTTTCGCTGCTGGTCTTGTTGTTGGATGGAATGTTCTACCACAGCCACAGTTCGTAAAGAATCTTTGGTCAAAGTATGTAACTGGTCCAAGCAACTAATAATATTTAAATCTGGATATATATGTATCCAGAACTGAACCTGAATACCGCGATAGTGACGGTCGAAATGTCAGGCAACATTGGGATCAACCCGTGCGATCCCTAAATTATTAATTATTATGGAAATAGTATGTCTTTTTATGAAGATTGTTCTAATGATAAATCTTTAAGTGTCATAGCGGGGCCTTGTGTATTTGAATCCAAGACACACGCTATTGATATGGCAAATATACTAAATGATATATGTAAAAATTATTCTATAAATTTTATCTATAAAACTTCCTTTGATAAAGCAAATAGAAGTTCTGGAGATTCATTCCGAAGTGTGGGATTTGACGAAGCATTTTACGGAATGAATGCCGTCCGTGAGACTGGTATTCGCGTACTCACGGACGTTCATGATGTTTGGCAATGCTCTTCTGTCTCAGCAGATATTCTTCAAATACCAGCCTTTCTTTGTAGACAAACTGATTTGCTTGAAGCAGCAGCACAATCAGGCAAATCAGTAAATGTAAAGAAGGGCCAATTTCTTTCTCCAAATGAAATGGGAAACGTAGTTAAGAAACTAGAATCTTTTGGATGTAAAGAGATTCTATTGACTGAACGCGGAACAACATTTGGTTATAATAATCTTGTCGTTGATATGCGTTCTCTTGACATAATGAAGAAACTATGTTATCCTGTTATATTAGATTGTACTCACGCAGTTCAATTGCCAGGTGGTATGGGAACAAGTTCTGGCGGACAACGCGAATTTGTTAATACGATAGCAAGAGCAGGAGTTGCTGTTGGTATTGCTGGAGTGTTTATGGAAGTGCATAATGATCCAGACAATGCTCCCTGTGATGGACCAAATATGCTCACTATTGAAATGTTTGAAAGACTTATAAATGATTTAGTTGAATTAGATAATCTAACAAAAAGGCAATTAAACAATGGGCAATATTCAAGGAAAAATTTGGGGTGATACCTCAATTCTTATTCAAAACTCAAATGTAGAAGTTCACAAAATCCATGCTAATGCAGGATTCAGATGTTCGGAGCATAAACATGCACATAAATGGAATGCTTTTTATGTTGAAAAGGGCGTATTGGAGATTCACATTAAGAAGAA